CTTTCGGAGGTCAAGAGATATGAGGCCAAGACAGCCGAAGAAATTGCATTACAAGTATTCGGAAAGTGGAAACCTTCTGTTTACTGAGACGCAAACTAAAAGAAGATTTGCGCTTTGCAAGGAAGCGCTTACAAATAGCAAGAGCTACACATTGCGAATCAAGGATATTTATTCAAGCTTATTCAACGCCGAAGAGAACGCTATTCCAGAAGCTGACAAGGTTTATCTATTTACTCAGAGATATTTTGAGCTTAGTGAAATGGCGTGGGGAGGGAAGTATATTGACTACGAAACATTTACTGCGCCAGAAGGTGCATTCTTTCCTTTTGTTCGCACAAGGTTTAGATCGCATCAACCAATTGACGAGGGCTGTATATGGATTGGAAATGTTTCCGAGTTTCCATTGATTTACGTCAGCAACAGTATTGCAAAGTGGGTATGTCCGTATTCAAAAGGTGGCTTTGTTAGGACGGAACCATTTCTTCCAATGGCGGAAGTCAGAAAGATATTACCAAGGCTTATGAATAAAGCAATATACCCTGATCTTGATGTAACAGTTTTCTAGGTTTTGTAGTTTCACTTGACATACCATTGCTAAGCTGCTATAATAAACGAGTCTTCACCAGACTGTATGCAACTAACCTCGCAACAAAAAACATGCAAGATAGTTTCTTGCGTGCAAACACTTCACGAATGGATGTGCTTTGAAAGTGAAAACATTGTTAAGCACAACTGGACCGATGTTGCGGTCCATGATCGCAAGATCATAGATGAAATGCAACCAGGAGACACCAGGCTCTGGGTTATCTGGGAGCTTGGAAGCTTGTTTTTGCCTATGTATTGCAAGCTAAGTGAAAAGCCTCAACTGAAGAAAAACTACAAGCTTACTTCAGTCGAGATTCACATGCTACGTTGTTTAAGGGAGGATCAATTTGCAACAACCCAATGTAAGTATTACTTCATTACTAAGGGCGCTAACGATTGCGATTCTCTTATTTGCCCAACTACTTTTCATTCTGTCGTGGATCTTGTGTTCTGCGGCAAAACAACTATGTTTACCTGAGTCACACTTACTAATCAAATGAAAATCCAAAGCGAGTTTTACCTTGAAGAACTGCTCTGCATTATGCGGGGGATTAATCTTCAGATTGAGGAGAACGGAAGGGGCGTTGTCCGCGCAAACAGAATGCACACAATTCTTTCATTCCTGACACCATGGAACAAACGTCGGCTTGACGAAAATCTGTTTAATCTTGCAATGGAATCCATTAGACTTACCGGCGTACTAAGTAATACGCAAGCTAAGATTATGGAAAGTCAGGGGCGAGACGAATATGGTAACTTTGTTTCCTTAGACGAGATGATGAGTGAAGAGGAGGAAGATTGACTTGACATACCACTAAGAGTGGTGTATAATTAAATCACGCCAGCAAAGACTGGCTTTTGCAAATTCACAACTTTCTCACATGACACAAACAATTGGAGCTACAGATTCATTTTTGACTGGCGACGAACTTAGGCATTTCGTAATTTTTCTTGAAAATTGCGATGGCAATGAATGGAACAGGTTACGGCATGATCTCAGCATTCTTCACAAAGAAAGAACCTGCGATGCCGATTACCTTTCTAAGGCAACATTTAGGACTACACAGTTTGTTCAGACATGGATGAGCAGGTATTGGGCAAGTTACGCTAACGATAAGGTTGGCTTCTATCGTTATCAGACAAGCTTTATCGCAGCCGCTGCGGTGCAAATTGCTTACGGCGAGATCGAAGAGTTTAAACTTGGTAACTACACGCTATGAATTACTCAGCATCACTCCAGCAACTTGCAAAAACTTTGCTTTGGTGTTCTACTTGGGACGATGAAAACCTTGACAAAGATTACTCAATCAATCAAATTGATTCAGCTTGCTTATTTAAGCTTGAATCAGAGTTCCAGGAGTTTGTCGCGGCTAGTATTATTGCAGTCAAAGATAAGCGTGGTTACTGCGCCGATCTCTCAAGATACTTTCTTGGCATGAGTGATCGTTTCCAATTGGAACATGATTACATCCTCACCAGGAATCATCATGGCGCCGGTTTCTGGGATGGAGACTGGTATAAACCTGTTGGTGAAATTCTCACCACAGTTGCTGGCTTGCATCCAGAAATTGAAGCTTATGTTGGCGACGACAACCTTATTTACTTCTGACACCATCGCAGGTAAAACATGTTAAACGATTCTGAGTTTTTTGTGACTGTTTGTGCGACAGAAATCTACGGGGGATCTTTCTACCGAGCCCTCGGCGTTGCTCTTCGCCACGCAGATCGGAAAAATCGTGAAAGAATTATGGCTGCTTTCCCAGAGATTGTCCAGAGCTATGGCCCAGGTACTTCCCTTTACATACAAACGGAGATCATCAATGCCTAAGAGTGTTTTCAATTATGAGATCGAATCTACTCTCGCTCGGGGGGAAGGCGAATGGATTGTTACGTTTGCACCTTACTGGGATTCAGAGTTAAAGGTAAAGATGCCAGAATCACAGCAAACTGGGCGTGGAATCATTGATCTCATGGATCACATTGTTTACGCCTATCAAAACAACATAGACATTGAGATTAGTTTTGACTTTGATCCCACGCCACAGTTTTTGTATGACAACACTGGAGGCGAGCCTGCATTTTCTGCTGACGAAAGATGGCAGCGCGACTTTGAAGAAAAGCGGAGGCTTACTGCATAATGGCTATCTAGTATAAAGCTATGGCATTAAACAAAAAAGAAAAACTTGCACTTCTCGCCGCTATTTCTTTTATGCACAACTTTGGGAAATACTACGTTCCCATGGTTGAAAACGGTACACAGGAAGAAAACGAAAAAGCCTGGAAGGAGGCCAGGGTTGTTTACAAGGATCTTCACGCACGAATCAAGAAAGCGCTGGAGACTGATTGACCGGGGCGATTTATTCGTGAGCGGCCTCTCTGTGCCGCTCCACGCCCCTTCTTTCCTGTCGCCGATGGATTCTCCCTGCTCCATGGATACGCCGCTCCCAGGGCTTCCTGGCGGGCAGTCCGTACTTACTTAATTGCCCTTAAGTTAACTGTTTCAAATGAGTTCAAAAAGTTATTCGCTACGAGTTGCGGATATTATGGCAGCAGGGTATTTGCAAAACAGCAAGTATCACGCAAGTAAATGGGTTGTGACGAAAGGCGGTTTTATAGCTTGTTCAATGTGCTGCTATTCTTTCAGGGAAAGGTTTGCGTTGCTAGGTGCATGGACTATTGTTGATGGAGGAACAAACAATGATGTTAAAAACGCTTTCTGCAGTGTTTGCAAGTGCGAGATTCCTCCAGCTAAACCAGTTAAAATCTTTGCAGCCGAAAAGTCTTTGACTTGACATAGCATTGAATAGGTGCTATAATGTTGTCATGCGGGAGAGAGAGTAATCACTCTCTCGCAGTTCTTTTACCACAAACACAAATTAAAAACGGAGTTACTTAATGACCATTGATTGGGACGAAATGGCTATGGAAGCACACTTGTTTCCGTGGCTTGATTCGGATTGCATGGCAGATCCGACAGAAGAAGAGTTTCCGTTTAATGTTTACGAAGATGAATGCGATGGTAGTGATGAAGAAAACCAGATATGATTACGGATACGGTTACAACGTATCTATTAACTTTCATCAAGCCTTAGTTGATTCAGGTGCAATTTATGCTGACTCTATCACAGTTGAAGGCATGATCCTGAGGCTTAAGTACGTTCAAGAGGTATGGATCAATCACATGTGTATTGTCGTATTGGATTTAGAGACAAATTCACCCATTGTTGCTAAGCGAAGAACAGAGAAGTTTCTTGAGAAACTAGACAGACTTCTTACTCGCTATGGCAAGTGTCACAAAAAACCGCTTACCACAACATGAAAGTTAAAGTTCGCCATGAGTTTACTGGTTCCATGAGGTTTAGGCTTACATTTACTTTACCTCGCATCGGTCACTGTGTTGAATACATCAGGGCAGAGACTTGGACAAGGACTCAATCAGTGGAAGCTCTTGACATGCTGCAATACGTTTACGGCATATCAAGGCAAAATGTTCGTTTCATTCATCACTAACACCATGAAAATTTACAAGTTACAGATTAAAGAGCACGAAGAGTATGGAGGACTGGGCGTAATAGTAGATACTGGAAGACCTTACTTTGAGCCATTTAATGGATTGGTTGCAGCGCATGATATTATTGAGCACACGGTAAAACCTCATCCTTGTTCCGTGACCGATGAGCTATTAGCTTTGGGAGGGATTATGGCTGGAAGGGTTGAGCATGGTTGGGCTCATTGTGGAGCCTATCATGGAACTAGGTGGAGAAGGATAAGCAGCGATGATGTTGCAAGTGAAGTGTCAACACTTGCGGTGAATTGTTTTCATGGTCAAGGATATTTCTGCGAAAAAGAAGCTAGCAGTCATCTAAAAGATAAAGAGATTGAGCAGGAAATCAGAATAGCTGTTGCCTCTGGAATTAGAGAGGCAGAATCAGAAGTCGAAGCGGATCTCGATTATGACGTAAATTCCGCTACTGCTTGGATCTGCAAAGGTTACCAGGCTTACAAAAGACGTTTCAGGGGTTTAGATGGTCACTCAATCGCAAATCATCTTTTTGATGAGATTGCAGGTTGCTGCAATAAGTTAATCGTAGATGGAGACGAGGGCCGTACTGCATTTTTACATGTAGAGTTTAACAGTTACAGATGCTTCCTGCGTGATGACTTTTTCTAAAGTCATTGCGTTTGTTACACCCAAAAAACTGGAAAAACTGATGATTTTTACAACAGCGCAACAGGTTAAAGATTACATTGCAACTCTTGATCCAAAAGAGTGCAGACTTCAGCCGCATTACAGTTCAAGTTATCTTTGGATTGTCTATCATCCAAAGTCTTTTGGTCGGCTAGGCTATGGGTTTACTTCTGACACTTCACTTCTTACTTGGGCAAACTCTGCATTTTCAGGAGAAAATTAATGACACTTCATCTTAAATTTGTTACAATCGAAGAGGAGTCGTACCTGTGGGCCTGTCGAGATTCAGGTGAAACACTTCACAAGCATGGCTGTTATGAATTAGGCTGGGAGCCTTGGAGTTGCTTGCCAAATGGCGAGGAAACTTATGCGGTTTACTTTAGATTTGGCAGCCACGCTGCTAAATCAATTCAGGCAGTTACGGTTTCTGAATTTTATCAGTTGCCGATTCCAGAGGTTCCGAAAGCAATTATTAAGCATCCAGTGCCTATGGGCTTAATTCATCGTCGCTGATTAACTTGACATACCACTAAAATTGGACAGCCCGCCGGGAGTTCATCCCGGCAACCCATCCCACACCAGCGTTTCTCATGTTCACAATTCTCCTCAAAACAGAATACGGTTGGACCGATTTCCTGGGCCATGGAGACAATGAATGGCCAACTGAAGAAGCCGCTTGGGCTGCTGTCCGAAACCTTGAAGAAGTTTTCTTTAGCGCCGATTCTGACTACAAATGGCACGTCATTCCCACCGATGATCTTAGTCGCTACGACTTGATTGCTTGACTCCCAACTTACTCACTTGCAAACTTTCCAATGGACAAACAGATTAAACAGCTTTGGGTTGAGGCTCTCCGTTCTGGAGATTACGAACAAGGGCAGAATTGGCTTAGGTTTGATGAAAAGTTTTGCTGTTTAGGAGTTTTGTGTGATCTTTACTTAAGTGATTGCAGTATGGAATGGAAGTTAAGCGACGACGACGACGATAGCGACGACGACGACGAACAAAGACGAGTTAATCCAGGTGAATACTCTGTTGATAACAATACGGAGATACTGCCTAAGTCTGTTGCTAAATGGGCTGGCATAGATCCCTGCGGAGACGCTTATGGCGATGGATTGATTAGTGTGATGGATAACAGTCACAAGACCGCACTGACACACTTAAACGATGGCGGACTTTCCTTTGCGGAGATTGCGTCTATCATTGAAGAATGCCTTTAATTTAATCCAAAAACAATCAAACTTTCAAACTTTCACAATGAACAAGCAAATTAAGCAACAGTGGATCAAGGCTCTTCGATCTGAGGAGTACAAGCAAGGGCAAGAGTGTTTGCACAATCCCAGCGATAACACTTTCTGTTGCTTGGGAGTTTTGTGTGATCTTTACCTTAAGGATCATCCAGACATTACTTGGGAAGAATCGCTGGAATGCAACGGATTAAATGATAAATTAAATGGCGGTTATATAATTAAGGAAGTTTATGGCGGCGGAAGGCTGATCAATGGTTACATGGGATACTTACCGAGCGAGGTTGTTAAGTGGGCGGAAATTAAAGAGCCTGTGGAAGTGTTTGGAGATGTAATAGTCAAAAGATACAATGGTGAACATGTTTCACTGACGGAGCTGAATGATATTGGTGTACCATTTACACTTATCTCCGAATACATTGAGCACAACATGATTTATCAAGAAGATGAAGACGAAGACTTGCAAGAAGATTCCTTTGAAGATAACGATGAACAGTCGCTTGAATACTTTAATCGCTACATTGCTGGTGATCGCTGATTCTTTCACTTGACATAGCACTAAATAAGTGCTATAATACTGTCATGCGGCGAGAGGTGTAACTACTTTTCGTCGCAGACTTTGTTCCCAACTTTCTTTCACAACTTTCACAAAATGGAAACTTACTCTGGCATTGACTACGGACTTGGCAAGACAAACATTAACACTGATACCGGAATTCGGTACGGTGTTATTCATAGCAACAGACTTGGCGAGTTTGCTTGGAGTGAAATTCAAGCAAATGGCGTAGATGTAGACTACGAAAATGCAAGGGAGGAACTTCTTTCTTCCTTGGCTCATGCTGTTAAGTCAGTGCTAGAAGATTACTCCACGAATTTTGATGCGAAGGAGATAGCCAAAGAGATTGTTGATAACTTAGACACTGACCATCAAGATACTGGTGATTGCACAAGATACCATTACGAAGAGGGGGGAGAGATGGGAGTAACATTCGATGTTCATTCAGATGGAGACATTTTTGTTACCGACTCAAAGTTCTATACACTTTGCGCATACTGTAGCCCTTGTGCTCCTGGCGCTGGCTACCTACTTACTCCTGGCAGTATCAAGACTTACTGCTTGGGGCCAGACTGGTTTGATAAAGGTGCCATGCCTTACAAGTGCTTCAGAGTTTCCGATGATTCAGAGGTAACAGAATGAAAGCGCAAGATATTTCAGACTGTATGGATTGCAGTTTGTTTGAGGCCAACCTTGCTTTGCTAATTATGCAAGGTAGGGTTGACCCACTTTCTCATCCACGCCGATTCCCAATAACCTGCGAGTGGGTTAAGGCTTGCTATAATTCTCCACATAAATTTGAGGTTAAACTTTCTGCATTGGATGAGTTACTCCGTACTTACGGAGTGGAGCATATCAACGATAAAAACACATACGTTGATAGCTTTTACGGAAACATTGTTGCAACCTATCTGAATACTGGTTGCACATATGCAACGACAATTCTCCTCGATCACGTTCACAGTCGCTGGAGATTAACAAGCTGGGGAGACTTTTACGAGTCTCGCGTCAGCTTCTAAACCATCAATTTACCCAAACTCACTCAAACTCACTCAAATCATCATGGCTTACGACTGGAATCCACCTGTTATGTCACTGCTAAGCCATCTTCAAAAAGATGGACTTAGACTACATGCGGTAAACGATGGTTGCGAATGGTTTCATGTTGACAACAGACTGTCAATACTTAGGCAGAGATTGTTTGTTGCTGAAGTAATTACTTCAGTTGACGAGTCTCATGTTGTCGTTAGCGACGGTAGTGTTACGGCTACCCTATTCGTTGTTCTTGGCAATGAACCGGAAGAGTTAGTTGCTGACATAGGGTCAGAATCTGATTCCTTAATGGATAGGGTTGATGACGTTGTTTCACTTTTTTCCGATTATTGGGAAGGTAAGCCCTGCCCTACTGTTTAGTTTCAATCACTAGCTTCAACCACAAACCGGAGATTTACCATGCCTACAACAAAAACAGTCACTTACACGCTTTACAAGTTTGATGAGCTTTCAGAAAAAGCGCAAGAAAAAGCACTTAACGATCACTGGGATCTTAACGTCGATCACGATTGGTGGGAGTGTACCTACGAAGATGCGGAGCTGGTTGGTCTGGAGATTACAGAGTTTGATTTTGGTCGTCGCAACTTAATCAAAGGTGAGCTAAAAGAGTATCTACTTGATTCCTGCAAAGCGATTAGGAGTAACCATGGCAAGCATTGCGATACTTTCAAGACGGCCAAACAGTACCTGGCGGAATACATACAGGAGTTCAAGGACTGGAAGAAAAGGGAATTAGCCAATTCCGAGGATGACTGTGGTTGCGATCACTGGAAGCCGAAAGATTGGCTGGCAGAGTTTAAGTATACCGAAGAAGCTCAGGAGGTAGAGTTAAATTACAAACGTGCTTTGCTTGAGGATTATCTTTCAATTCTTAGCAGGGAGTACGACTATCAAACTTCCCGCGAACAGGTCATTGAGTCCATTCGCGCCAATGATTACGACTTCAACGAAGACGGCCTACTGTTCTGATCAGTTCACTTCAATTCATTTCACCACAGAGATTCACAATGAGCACTTATCAGCCTAGTTTTCACTGTATCGCCAATCTTGGTGATGCCGATCCAGTTGAACATGGTGGCAAGTTTCTTTGCATTGATCGAAGAGGTATTTATGATCCATGTTTGATAGTTGTTGAGATTGAAAATAGGGACGGCAAGGACAAATGGGTTCGGCATGATATTGGACTTGAGCGATGCCACAGAATCTTTTCCCACGAATCCGAGATATTTGCGGTTGGCGATAGTGTTTACCATCCACGCCTACCGGCATGGTTTGGAGATGGCAAATCCCTTGATTCAGTTGCTAACTATTTTGGCATGAAAAGAGAAGAGCTTATCGACAAGCTTTGCTCTAACAATCCAATCGAAAGGGCATCTGGGTATATTGCTGTTGCTGGCAGTTACGGAGAGGATAACTTTGATCAATATCCAATGACATACGAAAGCAAGCGCCAGGTAAGTATTTTCTGCAACAGAATGCTTAAACAGGTCGCCAATTCAAGTAAGTGGTGGGATGGCTTGCATAAATAGCATCCATTCTTTCACTTGACGTACCACTGAATATGTGGTATAATTAACTCATGCGGGGGAAGGACTAGCAACTTTCTCTCGCAGACTTTCTTTACTCACAAACAAACATTCCTGTCATGTTTACTTCGGATTCACTTTTCGCCAAAGAAGTTGCAACACGCAACTTAGTCAACAAGACTGCCAATGAAATTCAGGCAGAGATTCAACAGTTACTGTTGCCGCTGGTTGGCACAAAGATTGTCAATGTGACTCCATACAGGAGCGCAACCAAGAAACTCAAAGAGCTTCTTCTTCCTCTCCAAGATAAATTGCAAGAAAACAAGTTCAGATTCGTTATCGACTGGAGTTACGAACGCACAGTGTATGCTACTTTGGATAAGACTTACCAATCAGGTGAGTACAGTTGCAGCTACGTCAAAAGAGAATTTTATGTCTGCTCAATCGTAGATGGCGTTCTCTTGTCTGGAGAGTGGCGAGAATCGGAGCCTGGTCGTACAGATTACACTGTAGAAGAGATCACCAAGACAAGAGAAGAGATTAAGTGCCTAGAGGCCAAGGTTAGTGCTCTCAAGTCTCAGATTCGGGAATTTACCCGATAGTTCACGGTTTACAGTTTTATTTACAACAAATGACCCTTAACGACCAAGTTATTGAAATTGTTCGCGGCTCTGTCGCTTACAAACACGCTATAAAGTCAAGGGATCACGAAAACTTTGTTGACACTGACACTCAACAATGGGATTCCTTGACTGGAAACATCTACGCTTTACTTAGGCGCAACGGTAAGAAGATGGTTACTCAGTCAGAGTTGCTTTCTATGGCAAAGTCTGCTGCTAAGCAACTTCTTATTCAGGAAAACAAGTACAAAGGAGGTCGTTCTTTCACTTGACACACCACTAAAAATGGTGTATAATGTATGTATGCAGCGGGAGGTGTAACAACTTTACTTCGCAGACTTTGTTTCACATTTAATCTTTCACCCCACAGTTTTACAAAATGGAAACTTCTACTCCTTCACTGGGCCGCGCTTACATGGCGGTAGATGACGCTATTGAAAAGTTTGACTTTGATAAAGTTGCCAAAGTCATGGAGGTACTTGACTGGAAATGGATGATTCATTCCAGCAATGAGTTTCGTCGTCCAACGATTGACGAAATGAAAATACAGATTCACGTTCTCTTTAACAGTTCCATTTCCTGGATGGATCGCATTGATAAAGCCGTAAGTGGCAGCGGTGGCTTTAATGCCATATGCGAAAAGTGTAAAGACTCTTCTTTCGGTTACAAGCTAACTATTGAGTTTACCGCAGTTAGCTGCGCGGTTTACGTTTAATTATCAACCACAAACTTTTCTGACATGGCAATTCTTTCTTCAACAACTATCAGACTTGCTCTGATTGACTACAGGGCACAGCTTATCAGCCTTCAGTCAAAGTTTCCCGACGTTTACGCGAAAGGTACGTATCACCAAAGCATCTACGACATAGATGCAGCCCTGATGGAGATTGAGGGCAACTGCACTCAAGTTTCCGTCACTCAGCACACTTGCAATCCCAACAAATGACCGCAACACTTACAAAAATTTCCCACGACGACATTGTTAAACTCTACGACGTAGAACGCTACGGCGTAGTTAGCCGAGGCAATGCAATTTTTGTTCAGCATTGCGTAGATAGAGCCACCGTTGACGCACTTGAAGTTAATGAGTGGGCGTGGATTGATTTTCGCTCTGGCATGGGCAAGTCAACTCTCAGGGTTACAAGGATTCGCTGAAGCACTTACAGAACAAACGAAAACCTTCACCAAGACCATGAAAATCTTTACTCTCACCTCAGGGCGACAGATTGAAAAAGATGCTTCTTTCTGCGTTGCAGTTAAATGCAACGGCAGATGGAATCACAAGTGGTTTAAGTCAAGACATGGCGCAGATAACGAGATAAAATTTCTTCGGTCTGCTAGTAAAAGTACAAACGCTTACTACGGGATCGAAGACTTCAGGCTTATCAAACCAGATAGCGTCCTCTAGCTTGCCCCCAGAGATTCACCAGCCCCCTCCAGTTGCTCCTGGAAGGGGCTTTCTTTGTGCTTGGCTAGGGATAGGCGCGGGAGACGGTTGAGGCACCTTCAGGGCGATTCTTGGAGCCGTTGAAGAAAGCGGCGATTCAGGTTAGATTCATGCACTTTCACAGTTACTTTTCATAAAGGAACTCCGATGGCAAAGATCCCAACGACAGAACATTTTAGTTTGGCTGAAGTTGAACGTAGACTGAAAGGCGCAAAGGAACACTTACAAAGATCCAAGACCCAACGTATTCTTTTTCTGGCGCCGAAAGATAAAGTTCTTCCTTTCATTGAACTGGAAGGCTACAACTGTTTGAACGAGTACAACTTTGTAGATTCAGTTTCCTTAACTGAAGAGCTTATTAGGAAGTGCATTAAAGACAACCGATCACTTTTTGTTGGCGATGAGTTTGAGTTTTTCAGTGTGCATGATTATGCGGTTGAGTTCTACGATCAACTTAAGACGCTGTTCTCTTGTACTTCAATGTGCTTTGTAAACAAGCATAATGAGATTGACTTTAAGAATGTAGTTTGTTTAGGAAGCTTACATCATGCGCCACGGATTCTTTATCGAGCAGGCGGAAAAACAACTTTCCTGTTTGATAAGCTGGCCAGTTACGATGACCTGCAGTAAGTTAAGTTTGAAATCAATCAGACTTTGACTTGACATACCACTGTAAATGGTGTATAATGTATGTATGCAGCGGGAGGTGTAACAACTTTCCTGCTGTTAGTTAAAACCACAACTTTCTTTTTTCAATGAAAGACTTTCTCTTTTCGCTTGGCTTCAGTTTTGCTTGCTTTAGTTCGGCCGGAGTTGTGGCCTACGGGGTTTCTTATCCCCTAAACGACGCTCTTAACGCAACATCGCAGATAATTTGTGCTAACAGCAAGGACAGGGCTCTTATGCACTACGAAGATGCTTTCTTTGTTAATCAAACAAGGATTGCTTGCGTAGAGCGCAAGTACCTTTAGTTCGCTTTCACTTTCCCATTGCTTTCAAGACAATGTTTGCAGTTCACTCTGGTAGCGGTTTTCAGGTTACCTTCACCAATGGATACCAAGTATCCGTAATGTTCGGAGCCAACAATTACTGTGAAAAAAGACACACGCCAGATGACGGCAAGAGTTTTCGCACAAGTGAAGACTGTGAAGTTGCAGTCCTTCTTGGAGACGAGTTCGTAACCGAAAAGTTTGATGCCGTTGGGCACAAGGTTGATTTCACAGGAATGGTTGCAGGCTGGGTTACTCCAAACGAAGTTGCAGCCTTAATGGCGGAGGTTGCTAGTTACAAAGGATGATTACCTGTCCTGAGCATGACATTAAACTGCTACTTCCCAATTGCAACTTTCTAATGACTGAACGAATTACGATCACAGTTACAAGTTCCGGTTCCTACGATTATTACGAAGAGTCGGTTATGCTAGACGGAAAGAAAATTGGATTCATCTACTGCGATCTTGAAACTGTTCAACCTTCTCTGTATTCTATTGCTAGAGGTTACAGACCAACTCTTCGTTCGCGAGGCGATTATTATTTTACTGCTTTGCGACACCCAGGGGAGCCGGATGAGCATTTTAATTCAGGTAAGTTCTGCGGTTATGCAGTCACACTCGCCGGAGCGCATAACTTGGCGCAAGCCTATGCAAATTACTTAATCAAGAGGGGCTTTTAGCATGAAATCAGTTAAGTGCTACCAAGTTGGTAACAGCGCAATTGATGTTGTCAGACATGACGGCAGACTTTACGCTCGCATTATTGAGTGCAACAGATTAGTTGCAACGCATGGCCCATACGCAAGCATGGGTCTTTTACAAGAAGAAATTCAACTGATGTATTCCTAATGGAACCACTTACTTGGCATCAATGGAAAGCAGCCAAAAGAGAGGTTGCTCTTAGAAACCATTCTTCGCACATAATGCAAAGAAAAGGTTACTTAACTGGACTAGCACTCTGCGGATTAAAAAATCCATTAGTTCAGGTTGCATTTGACAAGAGAGACGACCCCGTTAATAAGTGCTGTAAAAAGTGTAAAAAGATTGCAGACAAACTTTCACAAACTGAGGATTTTTAAAATGTGCCCTTACGGTACTTATCAGCGGGCGTTAGCCTCTGCTAAGCTTTCGATTGCTGCGGCAATCAGTGATCCTGCTAAGTTTGAAGCAGCAATGCTTACGAGACTTAGCAAGAAGGGAAAGTTAGATGAAGTCTTTCTGAAGCGCTTCCTTGCTTCTGCAAGAGAACACCTTAAGAAAGACTTTGAACTGATGAATATGTTTCGTCTTTAGTTTTTAATTTCATACTTGTTTAGCTCGCTGGGTTTCCTGGCGAGCTTTCTTTTTGCTTTCTGCTAAGCTTTCCTTAGTCGCCCTTCAATCTTGATCAACGAAGTTACCGAAAACGAATTTGATTTAGATACGGACTCTGAAGATAGTTATTCCTTGCAACATTTAGACTCTGTTGTCGCGCCAGACTACGACGCCATCTTAAATAGATCCTCCGCTGATAAATCATACTTGATTAGGAACGGAGGTGCTGCCTCTGAAAATCAAAAAGAATATGAAATATTTAAATTTTACTTAAAGTCGGGTTTGGGTAGATCAACATCATATATATCGACCATCTATAATTTAACAGATAATTCAGTCCGCAAAATAGCTAAACGTAACTACTGGGAACAAAGAGCTGCAGACTACGATATAGATATGCTTGCTGAGAAACTTAAGTTGGAACAAGATAGCAGGGCGACAGAGCATAAACGTAGACTAGAGAACTACCGACAGGAGCAGGAGTTCCTTGGGAGAAGTCTATCAGCCAATGCTGCCAAACTTGCAGCACTATCACAACGTACATTAGATACATACATAGATGACCCACAAAGAGTTGTAGATATGCGTGATATACCAGGCCTACTTAACAGCGCTGCAAAGTTAGCTGAAGTGGGCAAGAGTTTACAGTCTGGAGCACTTGGCGTTGAACAACTGTTAGTTGCATTAGAGGAAGCAGATGTTGATGAGTAATTTGCTTGCAAGTTATGAATTGATGAGTAGCTTAGTTGGCAGGTACTTTAAGTTCATTGATACGTTACGATGAATGAAAGGCGCGAGGCGAAGTGGCAATTGCAATTTAGTTTGGCGCGACCACGAAGGCTCTCACAGAATAGCCTTTCAAGCGTTCTTGAGATCCCTTCCAGCGCAGTCGATCTCAGCGGTCACTTTTACTATGGTTCAGTGATAGAATTCAGCGGTAGACAGGGACTCTCGGTAAGTCTTACTTGAGTCTAGGGCACTCAAAACCTGTCTGATTTACCTGCAAACTTACCTTTTCGCCTGTTTCTTGTTTATCCATTCCATTCATTTATATGATTGAAACATTCAACGCAAAACTACGTCCAAGCGAAGATAAGCTTAGACAGCTTATCGTAAAAAGAAAACAACATGGTTTGTCGCCATACGATCTTATGTTGCTTGGGTACCTAATTAGACTTTCACAAGACAGGATTTACATTAAATACTCGCTAGGCTTCCTGGCAGAAACATTAGATGAACCATACAGTAAAGTTGCAGCATCCATTCATAAGTTCAAGGAGCTTGACTTAGTTAAGAAGATAACATTCAAGATAAGAGGCGTAGAAAAGTATAAGTCAACAGACGGAAGCGGGCTGATAGTTTCACCGTTTCTTGTTAATCCTGGCAATCTTAAAAGAAGGGCGCTTAAGGTTAAAGTATGGAATGAAGGCAAGGCTAAGCTGGGCATTGAAAGTTAGCATTCATTCATAGCATTCACATTCAACATTCATTCACTGCATTCATTCATTCATAACATTCATTCACCGTATTCATTCGTTGCATTCATTTGCTGCATTCATAAACCGCATTCATTCATTGCACTCATTCATGCCACACACTTACATTCATTCAAGACATTCATTGCATTCATACTTAGTTAGCATTTGTACTTACTTACATGCCATACTTACTTACATGTTACACTTACTTGCACGCTGTACTTACCTATGCTTTGCACTTAGTTACCACCACTGTTTAGCTTAGTCTTACTGTAGTAAAACTTACATTTTAGACTTACTTCGTGCGCCTGTTTACACCTTAAAGTGTTAGTTACAGTCGAGCGACTTAGTTAAACTATATCAATGGTAATCCTTGAATGTTACTTAAGGACTTGGCCGATATAGTTAACACAAGCAACTTACTAAATGTTACTTAGCAACTTAGTTGATATAAATGTTACTTAACGAGTTGACTGATATAGTTAACACAAGCAACTTACTAAATGTTACCGAAGGACTTAGTTGATATAGTTAAAAGAAAGAGATTGCTAAATGTTACTTAGCAAGTTGGCTGATATAGTTAAACTAATGCAATCGTTAAATGTTGCTGAACAACTTAGTTTGTATAAGCTGATGCTGTAACTTATACTTGACAGCTAAATTGTTATTTTTAAGGCCTGGCCCATGCTGACAATACATAAGCTATTCTGATCGTTCAATTCTGCAAACTAGCCACGGGGCCACCTTTCTGTCGCCTATGATTCGGGGGAAGCGACAGCCCTAGGGTGATCGCTTCCAACTTAAAACCACAACTTTAGGATTCGACCATGGCCAACAACAACGGCAACAACAACGGCAACAACAGCAACCCTTCCTTAGAAGACTTGCTAAGGATGGCAATGGAAGAGGCCACAGCAAGCCCTAGCAGCGGCAGCAGGATGGCACGCCCTAAGGATGGCCCCGTGGCCCCGTCCGCATGGGTCGCTGGCCTTCCTGAGTCTGATCAGGTCGTAATGATGGCGGCAGGATGGCAAGACTGCCCTGGCAGCTTTAAGCACACCGCAGGAAAGGTCGTATTGCACCTGCCCGTACTGGCCAAACCCAAACAACAACCCTCTAAGGAAGGTAAGGTGCGCGGTGCATCAAGTTATGATGAGAAGACAGCGGCGAAGATGAAAGCGGAAAACAAAAAGACTGAAGATGCTAAGTATCAGCTTATCATAGCAATTGCTGCCACACTTAGCAGGGCTAACAACAGACTGTCAATGGTAGACTTATGCGCCATGGCACTATACTTTAACCTTCAGCATAAGGAAACTTGGAAGACAATGATAGACAACGTAGCTACAAGATTGAACCTACCATTGGAAGTGAAGAACGGCATGATCTCGACTAGTGTTACAATCCCAACCCACAGTTGCCACACAATGTTTAGTCAAGTGGCGAACCTAGCCATTGCAGCCGGTCGTAACTTAGCTAGGTAACTTATACTTAACCGGGGCAGACTTACCTGCCCCAACTCCCTTCCTCTTCCTACTTTCTCAAAATGGAAACGCTCACTTTATCCGAACCTGCTAGCCTTCGTCGTGTTACTGATACTAGCGGGGTAGTGCCTATCTGCGATCCCCTGCATTCTGCCGTACACTTTTTACATGCAAGCGGTGCGGACGGTTGCGCTAAGCATGAGACTTTCGCCGGCCATGTTTCAGTCACTGGTGTAGTAACACTAAGAGAATCTAGTCACGTAGAGTGGCTATCACATTGTGACTCAATACTGTTAATTGAACGTGTCATAAAAAGAGGGGGATTTATTCACTTCGGTAGTATTTATATGGTTGATTAAGTTTATATAAACTGGGGGCAAACTTACTTGTCCCTAGTTTATAGTTACCGGGGGTAGTACGTCTGTACTGCCTCTTCCTGGCGTCCCCCTCCCCCCAAATATTTTTTCCCCATTCCAGCAACTTACCTACAAAGTAATCTCTCCACCTATATAGCTTCTTTTAAGTATAAACGTTAACTTTAATGAATCTCCGCAATTCCATTAACTCGCCTTAACCATCTACCAAGTATGCCTGCTAGGGTGGAATGGGCCTTCGGTTTTTAGCAAAGCTATGGACCTCACCCCCTACGAGTTTTTCAAAAAACTCATCCCCCCCATCCAACAGGTACTAAAAGTCATGTCGATTCTTTCCGATCGCGTTATTGCTGCAGTTCAAAAGTTCCTGTCCGATAAAGCGAGCCTGAAGCAAGAACTGGCACAAGTCAAGGAGCGGCTTGCTACTGCACTTGCCAATGATGTCGCCGATGCAGAGTCCATTGCTGCTGCTCAGGCTGAGGCTGCTGCTGCTGTAGAGGCTGCTGCTGCTGCTGTCGCCAAGGTGGCTGAGCTTCAAATGTTGGCCGATGCTGACGTTGTTGAAGACGAAGTGATCAACGCTGCTCTGGATTCCGCAGAGGTCGAAGACTCCCTAGAGGTCGAAGACTCCCTGGAGGCCGAGGAGGTTGTTGCTGACGAGAGCGATCCTGCCTGAAGGTAGGACTGGCGCAAGCAAGTAACTTACCTATAAGTTATGAAGGCCCTCAGCCAAGCGGTTGGGGGCTTTTTGCTGCTATTCTTTTGTTATCAGCTTACTGCCTACCCGTGCCAGCAAAAAATCGAAGCAGCAGATATGCAGACAAAGCAGCACTGCAATCGTTAGGACTTTTTACGGATACTTCATTGCTACGCAACGTTGCGAAGAGGGCTAACAACGGATTTAACTGCGATCACTGCGAAGCCAGGATTGTTTCAGATTTATTGCCGCATCAGCACGATTTTGTTACTGATTTCGACCATCGCATGGTTGCTTTATGCGGAGGATTTGGTAGCGGAAAGAGCTGGGCTGCTGTTGCTAAGACAGTTTTACTTTGCTTCAGAAGTCAGGGCTTTACTCACCTATTTCTGGAGCCTACAATCCCAAACCTACGAGATATTGCCATTCCCGCCTGGGAGGCTTTGCTTGAAAAGTATTCGATTCCTTACGAATTCAAAAGCAGCCCACTGCCTGTTTACAAACTAAAGCTTCCGAAAGGTGATACACCAATACTTTTGCGTTCATTTGAGAACTACCAGCGATTGATCGGTGTAAACGCTGCATCAATGATGGTTGACGAGATTGATACAGCTTCAACCCACATCGCCGAAGCTGCTATTATCAAGCTGCAAGGTCGTGTTCGCGTTGGTAATTGTCCACAACTTGGCTTTGCGTCCACGCCTGAAGGTCACAAATCTCTTTACAACCTATTCGTAAGGGAAGCATCAGACGAAAAAGCATTATACAAGGCGAGAACGGAAGACAATCCTTTCCTAGATCCAGGTTTTATCCAGAACCTTAGGAATTCCTACCCGCCCAACCTGATTGAAGCCTATCTAAACGGTGAATTTGTTTCACTCAACACCTCTCTCGTCTTTTACGAGTTTGACAGAGCCAAGCACAGTACAACTATTTTCTCTCCTCTCGCCGACGAAAGGATTATTTTTGGTGCAGACTTCAATATTGGCCGCAGTCAGTCCTGCTACGGCGTTATGCGCTCCGGTCCGCTGGGGCAAATGTTGCATGTATTTGACGAACATACTTGCGGAACAACATTTGATCTTGTCGAGCATTTGAAACGTCGTTTTCCGTCGCATTTGGCGAGGGGTTTAATTGTTTGCCACCCAGATGCAAGCGGAAGTCACGGCAGTACAAGCTCAACCCAAACCGATCACGACATTTTACGAAGCGCAGGGGTGCGTGTTATTGCAGAAAATCGCAATCCACCAGTTGCAGAGACTCTTGCTCACGCCAATATGCACATTGCAGGCGGCAGCATACTCGTAAATCTTACAAATTGCGTTGAAACGGTGGATTCCCTGGAGCAATGGGCTTACGACGACAACTACAAGCCAGCAAAAGGCGGAAAGAATGATCGTTCTCACGCTGGAGATAGCTTTAGGTACTTGATTTGGCATACAATGCCACGCTCTTCGATGGCTTCAGGCCGAGGCCCACGTTGGCGTTGACGGTCCAGGGCTACACTGTTGCAGATTGCAGTAGAAACAGTGTCGATCGTTCCAAGTTCTCTGGTTCCAACAGCAGATAGTAATTCGCTTCCATTTGAGCGCAGGTTCCCAGAGTACGAGGAAGCCGCTTTTGAAGAAGTTGTTGGTGTCGATGCTTATTCGCTGGAGCAAGCCGAGCAATTTTCTCGTTTAGCGCCGATTCGTTTCTGCACCCTTCCAGAATTCTACCTCATAGAAGCAGCAGCAGATTATTTGCCGAAAGATTATTTAGAAGAGTTCCCTAGCTACGAAGTCCGCAAAACACGCGCACAAAGTAGCTTTCAGAACTACTACGGACACCTAAGGGATCTCGTTGTAGGCACTGCACTTCGCAAAGGTGTATCGCAGCCGGAAGAAATTCCTGCGGAATGGGGAAACTTCTTCGATGATGTGGACCTTGAAGGTCACTCGTTGGTTTCTTACACGAAGGAAGCTTTTACGGAAAGCATTGACGGTGGGGTTTCTGGTATTTGGGTTGAATATCCCGAGCTTTCGCCAGACCTCACTGCAGACGAGGAGAAAAAAATTAATGCTCGGCCATATTTTGTTTTAATGCGTGTCGATCAGGTACTTGAATGCCGTTACGATCAATTCACCGTTGAGCTTGGCGGACAAAGCGTCTTCGGTGCATTCCCGACCTATTTGCGAATCAAAACAGAAGTACGTCAGCAATCGGAAACTAACGAATTTTTTGAAGAAGTTGTTCCGGCTGTGCGCGTTTACGATATTGAGAGTGCTAGAACAGATACGGTTTCCCAGTTCGGAGACTCTATTGGCGGAACCCCCTTCAACCAAAGAGTTCGCTGCCGTCTTTATACAAAAAAGATAAGCCAAGAGTCAATCGACAAGTATATTCTCAGGCAAACCAGCTACATCTCGCTTCCCTTTATTCCATTTGTTCCAATCTTTGGCGGCAAGAAAGAAGCGTTTTTTCGTGCTCGCCCACTTCTTTTCGATATTGCACGTCTAAACCTCCACCACTGGAGCGTATCTGCTGACCTTGCAGAATCAATTCACCTTACCGCCTCGCCAATTCTTACAGGAACCGGGGTACGTCCAGAAGACAAGATTGAAGCAGGAGGAGGTAGGGCACTTTTTTCTTCTAATTCGGATGCAAAGTATGGAATGCTAAGTGCTCCAATGGACGGAGCTTCTATCACTCTTGAGAACCTAAAGCGAATTGAGTCTGCAATGGAGCGATTGGCTGCTGTTGCAATGACAACTGGCAAAACGCAAGCCGAATCAGGCTTCGCAAAATTGCTGGATCGTTCTCAAAGTGATTCGCTGCTCGCCGTACTTGTTCAAAGTTTAGAGGATTCTGTTAATAGAGCGTTGCTCTACGCATCTGCTTATCGTAAAATTCCACCAGTGCGAATTTCGATTAGCAAGAACTTTATTCCAGTCAAGCTTCACTCGCAGCAAGTTCTTGCACTGCTCGCACTACTCAAGAGCAATACAATCACAATCGAGCTTTTCTTACAAATGCTTGAAGCGGGCGAAATGTTTGAAGGTCTTGCTGATTTCAGTGTTAAGGATCTTTTGAGGAAAATGAACCTAGAGGGCAGTGAAACTGCCGAGGATCTTGGCATTGCAGACGGTGCCAGTACGCAGACCCCCAATCGCGGCCAGATTCCGGTTGATGCCAGTACACCGCTGTCGGAAGGCTCTGATGCGGAAACACAGGAGACGAGTGTAGAACCAGCCGAAACCGATGGTGCTATGATTTAACGAGTCAACACACGACTTTGCGTGGACCTTCCTGAAACCCTTGAAGACGCTATTGCTCTGATCAAAGAGCTTCAGCAACAAACCAATAGCCTTGAAAGCTCTCAGGTAGCACTAAAGGCAACCAACCAAGGTCTTCTTAAGGATCTCAAGAAAAAGAAGACTGTTGATAGCTTTATCAAGATTGCTGGACTCGATCTATCCGGTGACCTGGACGAAGAGGCCCTGGCAGAACGTCTTGCTCCAGTCCTGAAGGCCGCCACCACTGAGCCCCCGGAGCCCCAGCAACAGCCCCCCGCCGCGCCCCAGGGGCAATCCCCTTCCGATGCGATGGACGAGGCCGTGAAGGCGCAATTCGCTTCCCTGAGGACGGAACTCGCAAACCTTCGCAAGACGAACGAAGACCTAGAGAAAGAAAAGAATCTTGAAAAAGAAAAGCGTCGTCAAAGCAAGCTTGAGACTTTAGTAACAGAAGAGCTTTCAAAAGTTGAATGCACCAGGCCAAAGCATGTTTTCAAGCTTCAGCAAGATAGCTTTAGGCTTCTCGATGATGAAAGCACTGTTGTTTTCGGTTCGGAACAAGATCCGATCGCGCTTCGTGATGCGGTAACCAGACTGCGTGATGACGAAGAGTATTCGATCTACTTCCGTGGTAGTGGCGCAACTGGCTCTGGTATGACTACAAGTCGCGCACCGGCTCTTACATACACGAATAATCCTTTTAGCAAGGATTCGGCCAATGCTACTGAAGCCGCAAGGTTGCTTAGCTCCGATCCGGACAAGGCAAAGCGCTTGATTCAAGATGCAAGGCTTGCTGGAAAGCTTGATCCGGTAATCTCCAGAGCGTTGCAATCAATGTAATTCCAGCCAAAGTCTACTGACTGATGTAAACTGATTTGGCTCTTGTTGGGTCACCGCCCCCGTTAAAGCCGGGGGCTTTTTGTTGCTAGAATCTTTTTAGTATTAGCTCTTGCAACTATGCCACGCCGTAGTAAAAATTCCTACAGTGGAATTTCCTTTAAGCCGCCTGCTGCTGTTGCTGCTGCAGCTCGTCGCGCTTTAAAAAAGCGAAACGATAAACCACCATCAAATCGTGGGATGACTTCAGTTGGCCTGGCTAGAGCGCGACAACTTTCAAACCGTCAAGAGCTTTCGCCTGCAACTATTGACAGAATGGTGAGTTATTTTGATCGTCACGAAGTAGACAAAAAGGGATCAAGCTGGGACGATTACGGTAAGGGTCGTCAGGCTTGGGACGGTTGGGGCGGTAACCCAGGGCGAAGCTGGGCTCGTTCGATTGCTCGCCGGATGGACGCAGCCGAGGACAAGTCCTAGTCAGCCCCGGCCATCTCAGGAGAATGCGGAAAGGCGTACCGGAACATCTTTTGTTTCATAATGGAAGAATCGACTAATTGTAATTGGAGCGGTTCTGGCCGGGTGGTCTTCAGTAAACTGGTCTTGAGCGATTCCCCCATTTGTCATGCCCTACAAAACCGATCAGAACATTCTTGGCCGTCAGGTTACTGATGATGCCGACGAATTGATTGCAGGCATTCGCATTATGTATGCGGCCGGTACTGGTCTTCGGACTGCTACTAACATCAAGCTTCCAACTGCCTTGACCCAGGCGCAGCTTGTGCGGATTTTCAACGGTCTTCCAACTGTAACTGGTACTCAGACTTTGGACATTGTTGGCGCCACCGGCACTGCTGCTCTTACCACTGGTGAAAAAGCAATTGCTACTGGCAAGGGCTGGACGCTAACTCTTACTTGATTGAGTTCAGGCTTACAAGCCCTGCTTCGGCAGGGCTTTTTTGTTGAACACTTACCAACAAACAAATGAAAAAAGCAACCAAAGCCGAAAAGAAGATGAGCAAGGTTATGAAAGAGTATTCTGCTGGCACTCTTCGTATGGGTAGCAAGAAGGGTCCAGTTGTTAAAAGTCGCAAGCAGGCTATTGCAATTGCAATGAGCGAGGCTGGCATGAGAAAGAAAAAAAAGAAGAAAGCTTGACCATGATTTTTTGCTAGTCTATTGGCAACAGAGGCTGTGCCTCGCCGGGTCGAGCACCCGTTTAGCGGTTGTGCCGCAAGCATTCGCTCTAGCAGTGGCAGTGCCACAAGAGCACAAATCAATCCCCTTCCCACCCTTCTCTAAGGTAAAAAACCATGCTCCTCGCTGGCGTTCCTTTTATCCCCCAGCTCTTCCTGGAATACCAGCAGGAAGAGTTGAAGAACAAGAATGCTCTTGTTACCAGTGGCCTGATGGTTACGAATAACGCTATCCAAGCTGAATTCGCCAAAGGCGGCAAGACTATCGACCTTCCCTTTTTCGGTGATCTGACCGGAGAAGATGAAGTCGTGAGCGATACCGTTGGCCTTACGGCTGACACGCTGGCAGGCAACCTGCAAACCGGCGTTCGTCTCATGCGTGGTAAGTCCTGGAAGGCTTCGGATCTTGCGGCTGAATTGACTGGTTCCGATCCCATGCAGGCCGTTGCTCGTCGCACTGGTCAGTTCTGGGTTCGCAGGATGCAAGCCACCTTGATTTCCACGATTCGTGGTCTGTTTGCAACTGGTGGCCCACTTGCTTCCTCCCACGCCGTTGGTGGAACCTCTACCCAGCTCAGCGCCGATGTAATGGTTGACACCATTGCCAAGCTCGGTGATGCAGGTAATGAGTTGACTGGTGCTTTGATGCACTCGCGCACCTATTACCGCTTGATGAAGCTGGATCTAATTGTTCCCGCTAGTAACACCTCTCAGATTGACACTCGGCTCTCCAGTGAGCGTCTGGAGCTTGGCACCTATCTGGGTCGCCCGGTTTTCGTAGACGACACCCTGCCTGTTGAAGTTGGCGCTGGTACTGGCAGTGCTGATGTTCTGCAGACCTACTTCTTCGGTCCTGGTGCATTTGCTTATGCAAGTGCTCCCGCGAAGACTCCCCTTGAAACCGACCGCGATCCCGCTGTTGGTGTTGACTATCTGTTCAACCGCACCCATTACCTGGTTCACCCCAACGGTATTTCCTGGAATGGCAATGCGGCTGCCCAAGGTGGTCCTACCAACACCGAGCTTGCTACTGGCAGCAACTGGGAAAAGGTGTTCACCGACAATCGCAACATTCGGATTACCCAACTTCGGGCCTTCATCTGATTAGAGCGATTTCGGTTCAACATGGCCCCGCTTCGGCGGGGCTTTTACCAGTCCATTTCAATTTCTAATCACCAATCCATTTCAATTCTAAATCATGGGAATGTTCGCTGCTCGCCTTGCAAAAGAGCGTCAAAATGCCCAAGCTTCCAGCCCTGCGCCTGAGCCCTCTATCGAGCCTGCAGGGCCGGTAGAAGCCCCCAAGCCCGCCCCTGCATCGCCTGCACCGGCCGCCAAGGCCAAGCCAGCTACCGTGAAGTCCTGAACCCCTAGAGAGCCACCAGGGAACCGCCATGGCCTTTGTTTCGACTCTTGGAGCGGATAACGCTAACTCCTTCCTGAGTGTTGCAAGGGCTGTGGCTTTACTTGGCGACTTGCCGGTGAGCGCTGGTATTTCAGCCTGGCTTGCGTTAAGTGATACGCAAAAGCAACAAACACTTGTTGCATCTACAATGACAATCAATCCTCTCAAGTGGAAGGGTGCTGCTTCGTCTTCAGAGCAGTCCCTTGCCTGGCCGAGAATTATTATTTCCGACAGCAGGCGGCTTGCAAGTGACGAGCTGCCGATTGACTTTGAAATTGCCGTTGCCTATATGGCAGCCTTCCTTGGCAGTGGCGGTGGGTACACGGCTGTTGCTGTTAATGATGGTGGCTCCCCTCTTCGCAGTACAAGCCAATACGATGAAGTTAATCTTGGCGATGGAGCATTGCAGGTAAAGTTTAAGAAAGAAAACGGACCTCAGACCGGAACCGATTATATCCCTCCATTTTCAATGGATATTTTGCGTCGTTACATGGTTGACGAAAACTTCAACCAGCCATATGTAAATCGCAGAAGCACTGCAAGGGTCGATGCACGTTATAGCGGCTCCCCTCGTTCAAGAGGAATCCGCTTTGCTAATGGCCAAGTATTTCCAGCGTATGGCGGCTGGTATAGTAATCCACTATAATACACCATGGCCCTCGTAGATGACATTTTTTCTACAATTCCAGGACCGCTAGTTGAGCAGTTTGGGATAGCCGCTACTTATCTAAAGGCAAGTAAAAATCAATCTTACAATCCAGAAACAGGAACCGTCCTTGGTGTTGCTGCTAAAATTCCAGTAAAAGTTATTATAGCCTACCTTAAGGCAAGGGAAATCGAAGGGATGTATCAGCATGGAGACATGAAGATCCTCATCCCGGCTGGTTACTTGCTAGGCTACTATCCGCAAACAACTGATTCCATTAGCTATTTACAAAATGGTGCAACCAGGACAGCCAGAATTATTGACCCGATTTCTTATCGTGGCGATAACCCTATATTACATGTCGTTATTGCGAGAGTGAACTGACATGGGAAAACCGATTAAACAGATCAATCGAGACTTGAGAAGGCAGATCCAAAGTGCCGCGAGACATACCGCTGCAGCAATTATGAATGACCTTGCAGACAGAGGGCCTGACTGGGGAGGAGAATTTAAAAATAGCTGGGTTGCAGATGCTCCAGGAGTTGGCAAGGGCAAGCGGGGCTTGTATCCATATACCATCAGGGACACTCCTGCATTACCTGATACGATTGCAGCAACCAAAAGAAATCCAAAGCTAAGGATTATCAATACCACGGATTACGCAATGGCCGCGATGGATCTTGAAGAGGGGAAATTTGAGAATCCTGGTTTCAAGCCTAAGGGGGATATTGTTATTGAGGGTAGGCGGGTTGGCAGCATGAGAACGGATATTGTCGAACCCCTAGAAGGCAAAGATCCAACTTCTTTTGCAACCGCTGAACCCGATTGGTTTGTTAGTTACGTAAATGGTGGTGGACTTCAAAAATCGCTTGAGCATGGAATTAAAATTGCATTTGCAACAAGTAATTAAATGAACTACCAATCAATTCGGGCCGCAATGGAAGCACCGCTGCTGGCAGCCTACGATTCTCAGATCCCTTCGGTTCCGGTTTATTTCGATAACATTACATCAGTTCCGCCAGATGCACCAAAGGAGTACATACGAATAAATATTGTATTCGGTATTACGACTGAATCAACGTTAAGTGGTTCACTAGATTACGCAAGGGGTGCGATTATTGTGCGTTGTTTTACCAAAAAAGGAGCTGGCGCTGCTCGTTGTCAAGAATTAGTTCGCATTGCAAAAGGAATTATTGATACTATTAACGCTACAGGCAAAACAGCGGACTCAACTTATGTAAGAATTGGTCAAATTACGGGACCATCTTTTCAGTCCCCAGACACCACTCCTCATTTTATCGGACGTATTGATGCTGGCTGGCAGGCTAGGTCAAGTTGAATCGCTATTCTGTTCCTAGCTGGGCAGTGCCCGCAAGCCGTTACCCCTGACCTGCCATGCCCGCAACCGTTCTTTCCGGCG